GATTTTCAAGTATTACCAATCAATGGCATAGTCGGTGGTATTACAGGCAATCCATTTTATATAGTAGAACTTATTTCAGACGGTAATCACGAGTGGCCACTAGATTTTTCTAGCAATAGACCACGTGCAGAAATAACAGCACGTTGGGGTTATGCAAGTGTTCCAAATCAGATTAAACAAGCTACATTAATGTTAGCTAGTGAACTATTTGCTATGCGAAACGCACCACTAGGCGTTGCTGGTGTTGGTGATTTTGGCGTAGTCAATATTCAACAAAATAGAGAAATAACACGATTAATTGCACCGTTTCGTAAAGGCACAGTTCTAGGTGTTTCTTAATGGCTACACTTGCCGAGATTAGGGACGGTTTAAAAACAACTGTAGGCAACATAAGTGGACTACGTTGTTACGATACAGTTCCAGATAATGCAATAAACTTCCCGGTTGCAATCTTTATACCAACAGAAATACAGTTTGATTTAGCTATGCAAAGGGGAACTGATCTATATACATTTGATATGTTGGTAGCTGTTCAACGTGCAGATAGCAGAACAGCACAAGATAAACTAGACGCTTTTATTACAGGTAGTGGTTCATCAAGCGTAAGGCAAGTAATATATAACAATAAGACTTTAGGATTAAGTGATACAGACGCAAGGGTAGTTAATATGACTAATTACGCAGCAGATGTTAATTTAAACGGCATTGACGGTGTTGGTGCTAATTTAACAATAGAAGTTTATACGAAAGGATCGTAATGGCTAAATATAAGATTATAGGCAACAAAAAAGTTATGGATAAAGTAAAAGGCGACACAATAACTATTGATGATGAAAATGTTGCTAAGTCATTAATAAAAGGTGGACACATAGAAACAAAAAAAAAAAAAAAAAGACGTGCTAGAAAAAAAGACGGCACATTTAAAAAAGATGATAAAAGTACACCAGATATTAACGAAGCGTGGGAAGAAGTAAATGGCTAAATTTGTATTTAATGACGGTAAAGTATTTAGTGGTGGTTACGACTTATCAGACCACGTAACTAGCGTAAACCTAGAAATAATGTCAGAAGAACTAGACGCTACAACAATTAATAGTGGTGGTTTTCGTGAAAGACTAGGTGGACTTAAAGATAGTACATTACAATTAGACGGCTTTTATGAAGCTGGTGCAAATAAACCAGACGCTTTACTTGGTGCTTCTGTAGGCAACGAATTGATTGTTACAACAGTACCAGACGCAGGTGTAGGCAACACAGCGTACTTTATGAAATCAAGATTATTTAGTTATCAAATGTTTGGTGCAGTAGGTGAGATAGCACCATTTAGTATTACAAAATCGCAATCAGATGACGAAGTGGTTCAAGGCAAAATAGAAATAGACGGTGCATTAACTGCTAGTGGTAATTCAACCGGGGTACAGTTAGGTGCTGTTGGATCTACAGAAAAAATATATGTGGCTATACATTGTACTGCTGTAAGTGGTACATCAACACCAACAGTTACGTTTAAATTACAATCAGATGACAACGCTAGTTTTACAAGTCCAACTGATGTAATAACCTTTAACGATATAACTGCAATAGGTGCTGATTACCAAAGTGCAGCAGGTGCAATAACTGATGATTACTTTAGACTTAATTACACAATATCTGGAACAACACCAAGTTTTTCTATACACGCAACAATCGGTATAGAATAACACACACAACTTAACTTCTTTACTTATCTATAAAATTAAGTTTGAAAGGAGTTTACATTGGCAAAATTTGTTTTAACAGACGCTAGTGTTACCTTGAACAGCGTTGATCTATCAGACCACGTTTCAAGTGTTACATTAGACATTACAGCTGATGAAATCGTTACAACAGCTATGGGTGATACATTTCAATCACGTACAGGTGGATTAAAAGACGGAACACTATCTATTGAGTTCCAACAAGATTTCGCAGCTAGTGAAGTGGACGCTACATTATTCCCATTACTTGGATCTACAACAGCATTTGTTGTAAAACCAACAAGTGGATCAGTAAGTGCTACTAACCCAAGTTATTCTGGAAACGTGCTTGTAAATCAACACATACCAGTTGCTAACGCAGTTGGTGAACTTGCGACTATGTCTGTATCGTTCCCAACAAGTGGTACAATTACTAGGGCAACTTCTTAGTAATAACAACATATATAAATCAGAAAGGTTAAAATAACATTATGAACTCAGGTTACATAATTGAATATCAAGACGGAAAGAAAATTGAAGCTGATATTAGACCAGTTGATTTAGTTGGTTTTGAACGACAATTTGGCGTTGGTTTTGGTGTCCTAGCTGATCCAAAGGAAGCACGTTATGAACACGCTGCATATTTGGCTTGGCTAGGTGCTAAACGCAAGGGTGAAACTGATAATTTTGATGACTTCCTTAATAAGGTAGATACTATTAAGGAGTTTTCAAGTGATACCCCAAAAGCCAAGTAATAGATTTGATTGCCACTATTAGTGTGCAAACAGGTCTAAGTCCAAACGAATTAATGAATAGCGATTTAGAATTAATAAGTGCTATTGCTGATGTATTAAACAGGAAATATGGCAACAATTGAACAAATGGGCAGAGGTAGAACGTTAAACGTTACTGGTGCTGTTGGTGTTGCTGGTTTAAATGAACTATTACGTGATTTTAAAAAGTTAGACAAAGAAATTAACAAAACAATACGTAGGGTTAATAAATCAATAGCAGACGAAGTTTCAAATGACGCTATAAAACTTGGTAAACAACAAAATGTAGGTGGCAGACCAGTACACCGTAGGGATCGTGGCGTTAAAGGAATTAAATCTAGGGCAAGACAAAATCAAGCAAGTATAGAGTTACAAGGCCATAGAAATGACGCAGTTTTATCATTAGAGTTTGGTCGTATTTATCAACCAGTCCCGGTAAATACAAATAAAGGACAACGTTACAGATATTATCCACTTGGATTGCTAGGAACATTACCAAGATCAAGACCGGGTGCAGGACGTTTATACAGACGTTTTGTAGGCGATAAAGCATTTCAAACAGGTTTCGGTGGTTACGTTGTAGGTAAAACAATTAGAAACGCATTACCACAAATACAAGAAGAATATTTAGAAAGAGTTTTTAAAGAAATAAACAATACATTACAAATGGCAAAAGTAGTAGATATACCAATAAGACTATCCACAAGTGGTAAAACTGGATTAGTAAGGAAAGTAGCGTAATGGCAGAAAAAAGATTAAGGTATGCGTTTATTGGGGACGCTGATAGCTTACTTAGATCTATACGTAAATCAGATACAGCATTAGGTAAATTTAGTAGATCAGTTGGCAAAGTAGGTAGTGCAGCAGTAACTGGGTTTGGTATTGTAGGTGCAGCAGCAACAGCAGCAGGTCTAGCAGCAATAAAAACTGCTTCAGACGCAACAGAAGCAGGAACAGCATTTGAAGTTACATTTGGTGATAGTGTTAAAAACTTAACACCATTTATTGATGAATTTGCAAATAAAGCTGGTTTAGCAAGTTTTGAATTACAAGACTTACTTAAAACAACTGGTCAAGTTACACAAGGTATTGGTTTTACACAAGAAGAAAGTGCAAAGTTATCACAAGAACTTGCAACATTAGCTGGGGACGTTGCTGCATTTAACAACGTACAAGGTGGTGCGCAACCAGTTATTGAAAGTTTTACAAAAGCATTACTAGGTGAGCGAGAAAGTTTGGCTACGTATGGTGTCAAGATTTTAGAAGCAGAGGTACAAACAAGGGCATTTTTACAAACAGGAAAAAGTAACGCAAAACAATTAACTGTTCAAGAAAAAGCACTTGCAACACTTTCGTTGATACAAGACAAAGCAGCAGTTACACAAGGTTACTTAAATGATGAAAGCGAAAGTTTTGCTGGTAGATTAAACAAAATTAAAGGTGAACTAAAACAAGTACAAGCAGAACTAGGTGAAGAATTACTACCTATTGCTACTGATTTATTACCAGTAATTAGTGATTTAGTTAAATCATTTGCTGAGGGTTTTGCACCAATAATGAAAGAACTTGCACCAATAATACAAAGGGTAGTTGATTTATTTACTGATCTTGCACCAGTGTTACTTCCAATAGTAGAAAAAGGATTTGGGGCATTAGGTAAAGTTTTAGATATTGTTGTTGGTGGTGTTGAATTAACTACAGACGCAATTGAAACAGCAACACCAGTATTAAGTAAATATTTCAGAATTTTTATTTTAGGACAATCAGCTTTACTTGGTAATAAAGAAGCTGCAGAAGAACTAAATAAAGTACTAGATGAAAACACAGAAAAAACAAATGAAAACTCTGTACAAGTATTTGGTGCAACAGGTTTTTCCCAAGATTTCTATAATGTATTATCTTTAGGTAAAAAAGTATATTCAGAAATTAATCAAAGTTTAAAAGATAATACAAATGCTATACAAACAACAACATCTGAAACACAAAATTATACAAATGCAATAGAACGTGAACAAGATATGCTTGACGGTCTAATTGCAAAACAACAAGAAGCACAAAGAGTAGCCAAAGAAGAAGCAGAAGCAATACAAAAAGATTTAATTCCTAGTTTAAGTTCACTACAAAGTGCTAGATCAAGCATAACTTTAATACTTGACCGGGAAAAATCAGCTACACGTGCATTACAACAAGCAAAAGAAGATTTGGTAGATATAAATAAATCATTACTAGACATTGATGAAACTATTGCTATGGCTAATGATGATTTAGCAACTGCAAATCAAGATGTTAAAGATAAAGAAGAAGCATTAACAAAAGCTAAAGAAAAAGCCAAAGAAGTTACAGCTGAAGAACGTTTAGCAATACTTAGACAAGTTGAAGCAATACAACGTTTAACTGATGAACAAGACGGTAGTGAAATTAAAACACTTGAATTGCAACTTGCACAACAACGTTTAAATGAATTGCGTGATGAAGCTGTTGGTTCAGACAGAAATGTAGAACAAGCTGAACGTGATTTAGCAGACGCACAACGTGAAGCTGAAGATGTTGCTAAACGTATCAATGATTTATTAGAACGTAAAGAACAATTAAGACAAGATGAAATAAAAGCTACAGAAACAGTAAAACAAAAACAAGAAGATTTAAATGATGTATCAACTAAAAACATAGACATAATGTTGCAACTTGCTGAAGCACAAGAAAAATACAATGAAGCATTAGAAAAACTTGCAGACGGCAAATACGAAATGGCACTTGATAGAATTGCAAAACTTGCTGGTGAAGCAATAGAAACAGTTAGTGGTACAACAACTAGCACACAAAATATTGCAAAAACAGTAACTGAAACAGTACCTAAAGTTGTCAAAGAAGTTGCAGCAGTTGCACCTACAGTTACAGCAGACCCAGCACGTGCTGCTGCTAAAATAGCAGCTATGGGTGGGCGAGGTATATTTGGCGAACCAGATGTTACTGTAAACTTTAATGGTACTGTTACTAATCCACAACAAGCCAAAGATGTTGTTATTCAAGGATTAAAAGAATTTAACCGTACAGAGGGTGCGTTAAATAGGGTTATTACAATAGAGTAATGGCAGCACCAACAGTTCGTGTTCGCATAGGTTTTACACAAAACACATTTACATTAGATGATTTAGTACGTGGTGTTTTAGATAGTGCAGAATTAGGTGGTGCAACACCACTTACAGACGTTACAAGTGATGTACAAAGTGTAAGTATAAATCGTGGTAGATCACGAGATACAGACAGTTTTTTTGCTGGTAGTTGTTCAGTACGACTTTTAAACAATGCACGAAAATACGAAAACACCAATACATCAAGTCCATATTCACCGGGTATTGAACCAATGATTGCTATACACGTGGGCGCAACAACAGACGGTGGCAGTACATATAAAGATTTATTTGTAGGTTTTGTAACAGATATAAACCTTACTTATCCAGATCAATCAAACTCTTTTGCAGATTTTGTAGCTTCAGACGG